CGACCAGTCGCCTCGGAGGTCGCCCTGCGATGCTCCGAGGGCCCAACCGGTACCAACATGTCGAAGCAACTGCTGAGTATTATCAGATAGCAAATCCGTTGATTTCACCCATTAAGGGAGTCAAGATGAGGCTACCAAAGTCCATGGTTCAAAGCCGTGAACTTGCCGTACAGTGTGGACCTTTGTTGAGGCACCTGCATCCTGTCGTACCCGATAATGGTTGGAACAACACTGTCGCCGCTTTCCGCAAACGATGCAATTACTTCAATGCGGAACGCGCGCAGCCAGCTATTGTTGCCGCGAGTATGAAGCTAGTGGATGTCATATGTCCCGAACCGTTACCTAAGTTCGAGTGGACTGACAGTCTCTACCAGTCATGGTTGTCTAAGTTCGGAACTGAGAAAAGACAACGTATGAATAAAGCACTTGAGAGACTTTGTGAGGCTCAGCTTGACGATTATAGTAGCAAAGAAATTTTCGTCAAGGTTGAGGCACTCTTGGTAGGACATAAACCTAATTGGGCCCCACGTGTTATTTACAAGGGCTCGGACGTCTACAATGCAATTTCAGGGCCCATTTTCAATGAGCTCATGAGACGTCTGGACCACGGCTTTGAAAACATGAAAGGCCCGTACAGGTTTCATTCTTCCTACCGCAAGACACCAGAACAATACACGCCTTTTATCGAAAGGAAGGATACTTCTCACCAGTTTTGGCTTGAGGCTGACTTTACATCCAATGACAAGTTTCAGTGTGCAGATGTGCAGATACTGGAGTTGGCTTTGATGCGCGTGCTGGGCTGCCCTGAGTGGTTTGTTAGGCTTCATGCCAAAACAAACGACTTCAAGGTTCGCAACGCAAAGCACGGCATTAAGGCGACTCTTTCAAATCAATACCCAACGGGTGGGACGGACACTACGTTCCGTAACACCTTTTGGGATGCTGCCATTCTGTACAGTTTCTTGGATAGGGTGAAACCTGAGTCATGCGATGCTATACTTCTTGGTGATGACATGCTTGCCAGAATCACAGGCAAAGTGGCGTATGCTGAAAAGATCTACACTTCCATCGCAGCTGAGGCTTTGATGGAAGCCAAAGTCAAACGCCATCAGGCCATGTGGACAGCCACTTTCTTGTCCCGGTTTTTTATTCCTCACCAGTGTTGCCAGCACCTCACGGTCCCCATTTTGGGTAAGGCACTTGGCAGGTTTAACATTCGCGCTAACAAGAATCAGGCTGTTTCAAACAGTTTGTACATGGCTTGCAAGTCAGTTGGCTACGCCTTCGAGTTTCGCTTCTTACCGCTTCTTCGCGACGTCTTTTTGGAAAGGTTTAAACACGAGTTTCCCTTGGCCCTTGCCAAGAATCTCAAGGGAGACCATGATGTTGAAGTTTCGTGGAATGCAAAGCAAGCCGGAGTCACTCTTCGCAACATTACCCAGAAGATCAAAGTTTCTGAGGTTTTGTCGGAGTATGACTTCAACGCTTTTTGCATTCAACGTTATTCTTTAACTGCCACCGACGTTGTTGACCTCTTCAAAGATGTTGTGATGAG